GATGATTGGTGTGCGTCCCATGAAGCTCAAGGTGGATCGGAGCCTTAGTTATGCTGGTGGAGAGTATTCTGCCAACCGCTCAAGTGCAGTGCAGATCTTTACAAAAGTTGCTGATGACAATGACGCGACAGAAGAAGACATCGTCAACGCGTATGTAAAAGCAAACGAAGCACGTCGTCGTCACCAAGCGGAACTACGGGACAAGATTGAAAAAGCCAAAGCCGCAGGAATGACCATTGGTCAAATCTATCAAGCATTTAAAAATACTGGCGTGTCGCAAAAAGAACTAACGCAGATTATGAACAACCGATACTCTCCAATTGAGGTCAGTCGAAGTTTAATTAGGGAAGTTAGCAACGAAGTTAACGTTAAACGTGAGAGCCGAATCTTAAAGAAACTACCTCGCACTGAAATACTTGAGGCAGCGAAAGCATTTAGAAACGCTCCAATTGTAGGGGAGCAGCAACCTGTTCCTACTGCACCTGCTTCTGGTGGGCTTTTCGATGATCTATTGCAAATGCCTTCACAACCACAGCCCACGGTCCCCGAACCACAGCCCAGCGAAACCTTTATCGGTCGTGCAGCAGGCTCGGTGATGGATACAGGGCGGGGGATCACACAAGGGTTGGTTGACCGTGCTCGTACCATAGCCCCAAGTTTGTTGGGCAGCGACCCAGTATCTCAGGCTGCTAACCAAGAGATCCTAAACCGCCGCGCAAATCAGTAGTCGGCTTCGATAAACACTCGCACACCATTGCCCCCGAACATTCTAACGAGTTCGTCGGCTGCGATTTCTGTTTCTTCCACGATCTCTTTGTCATTGGTCAGAGCAGCTAGGTTGATTGACATCCCGATAAACTCCATCAGTGCTTCTATCTGAGCAGGGTGCATTTCTCTAAGGCCAAGGCTTTTCATGTTTGGATCAATCATTCTATTTCTCCCCAATCTGGTTTGATGTCTACGTCGATTTTAGAGGGAACCTTGAGTGGCACTCCTGTTTCCATGATCTCCTTAATCCTGTCCGCCTGCTCTTGGCTCTCTATGTTAAAGCATAACTCATCATGAACCGTGAGCATAGGAGTAAGTCCCTCGTTGTAGCAATCAAGCATTGCTTTTTTTGTTTGGTCGGCTGCGGATCCTTGGATCAATCTGTTCAGCGCCTTGTATGTAAACGCCCGTTTGATCTGTTTGCCGTACTCCTTCTGTGCTTCGTCGTGAGGTAGGGGTTTGCCTACCCCGAAAGTGACAGGCTCCCAAAGCGGAAACCTGCACTTACGGCCCAGCAGAGTGCGTATCTGACCGTTCTCTGACGCCTGTTTGGTAGCCACGTCCGCAAGCTGCTTAACAAACGGAACCTTGTCCCGATGCTGACGGATCAAAGACTTCGCATCATCCGCTGGAATCCCAAGTTGGTCAGCTAGTTTTGCTACCCCCATGCCGTACATAATCCCAAGGTTTACAGTCTTAGCTTGCTTCCGTGTAATGCCAGCAAGGTCCGCTACCATCTGGTGCAGGTCCACGTCCCCCGTGTTGAACTCCTCAACGATGTCATCAACCACATGGTGCCTCATGTAATCAGGCATGGACGCCGCAAAGTGCACCAATAACCTCGGCTCTTGGCTCGAATAGTCAAACGATCCCCACTGGCATCCTTCATTCGGCACAAACAAACCACGGATCATCTTCTTGATGTCAGGATCTCGCGCAGGAATTTGCTGGAGGTTTGGGTTCGAAGACGAAAACCGCCCTGTCACCGTGCCACCTTCGTCCCGACGGGTAGAGTGGAGCTCCGTATGGATGCGTCCGTTGTGCTCGTGGCGCAGGATACTGTCGATAAACGTAGAGTCGGCCTTGTCGAACTCGCGCAGCTTGACCAGTGCCTGACAGACTTTGGATGGGTGGTCGTTCAGAAACGATTTCGTAAAGGATGGCGCACCCTTCTCCGTGGTCTGGTATTCCATACCCAGCTTGTCAAACATCTTCTGGATCGACGCCGATGCCCAGATGTCCACCTCCATGCCAGCCTCGCCTTCGATATACTTACGCAGCTTGGACGTCTGCTTACGAATCAGCTTCTTGTTTCGGTCAGCCTTGTCCAGATCGACACGCACCCCATTGCTCCGCATGTCCAACATACACGGAATCAAACCCGTCTCGATGTTCCAGATATGCCAGAGCTCCTGCTCTTCTAGCTGCACCTTCAGTGCGTCCCACAGTTTAAGCGTTGCCACGGCGTCCTGTTCTGCATAGGTCCCCACATACTTGGGCGGCAATAGATACATGCCAGACTTGGGATCCACGCCCCACTCTTTGGCTGCGGCTTGCAATAGCTTTTCGTCCTTACGCAACGCCACAAAGTCCCGAGCCATAGCATCAAGGCCAAAGGACCAACGGTTCTCGTCTACCAATGCGCCAGTAATCATGGTGTCGATAATCCGGCCCTTGATCTCTACGCCCTCGGCCCGTAGCCACCCCGCATCGTAGGTTGCGTTGTGCATGATCACGTTCATGTCCGGCACGGACAGTTGCTTCTTGATCCATTTGAGCGTGAACTTCGGATCAAGGTTGTGTCCGTTCTCGTGCCGCATTGGGAAGTATCCTTTGTACTCCCCCGCTGCCACGGCTATGCCTATGATATGACCGTCTTTACGCGCCCATCCTGGTCCCAGTGTTTTGATGTTGGGATCGTATGTCTCAAGGTCCACAGCCACATCTTTGTAGCTGGTTAGATCCGGATAGTCCGGCGGGATATTCCAATCTACATCTATCAAATCTAACTCTTGTTTGATCTGATGATGTAGGTCACTCCCGAATAGATTTTTCTGCATGCTGTCGTCTGCTCTCAATGAATTTATCTTTGTTTCTTTCTACTTGCTGCCAACGCACATGGGCCGATAACTCTGCAAGTATGTGAACGAACTGACTCGGTTCGAACTTCGCTACTCTAACACCATCCTCGTACACATTCATCCCATCGTCGGTAACTTTCCAAGTATACATCATTTTTCTCCTCCCAAGGCTGCATACCCACAGATGTCCACCCATCCGTCCATGTGATTAGACTTCATCAACCGCGAACATTTCATCAGGATCATGCATACTGCCACCTGTTCTCTCGTGATCTTCGTACCAAGGAACACGGACCATAGGTCTGCTATGTCTTGGAAGTTTTGTTTGGCGTCACCGTAGTCTTTGTTACGGTCCCCGTTGATAAGGTTCTCTGCCTGTTTGAGGATCTCATCTCGTTTCATATCGTATACCTGTAGTTATTGTTGCTCTGTAGAATGTAGAGATTGTGCCTTGCCCGTGTGACCGCAACGTAAAACGCACGGTGCTCATCGTCAGGGTAATCGCTCTCCACACACGCCTTGGTTGACGCAAGGTAAACAACGCAGTTGTCATCCTCGCCTCCCTTCATCGCATGGAAGGTAGACAGTTTTATTCTGGGCTCTGACAGTAAATCGTCACCCCGTCTTTCCATCGCATCGATGTAGTCTTGTTCGGCTCCGCCTACACGCATGACCTCATACGCACTCTGCTCTGGCCCAGCCAACAATCCAAATTCCTTTTGCAATCGATCCATGTTGAGCTCCGCATCAGGAGCCAACAGGTCCAGCATCTGTGTCGAACCGCGCTTGACCACTGCATTCTGTCCCTGCTTCGGGACCGACGAGTACAGGTCCTTGATCCTTTGCAGCCCCACAGATTTACCCGCACACAGGTCGTCCCATGTGTACAGGTTTGCCACGAGTTTCTCCGACACACTGGGTCTGCCCTTCAAAGAATACTTGAAGCCCATCTCTTTGATCCGCTTTGCCAGGTCGTGAACGTACCCGTTGGTCCGAGCCATGATAGTCCATGATCCCTCGTGCAGCGGTATCTCATCGAGGTACGTGACCCACTCAACCGTGCCTTCCTCTTCTCGGGGCTTAAACACTTTGATGTGCCGATCATCAATCCGCTTGGCAATATCCACGGCTAACCTATGCACAGATGCAGGGATCCTGTACGATTGCTCAAGCACCTCCACTTGGTTGGTGCATGTGTTAAACACATTAACATCCACGCCCGTCCAACGGTGGATGGCCTGATCGTCGTCGCCAGCAATAAAGACTTGGTCAGATGCGTCAGCGATTTTTGCTGCCATCTCCCACTGCAACGGCGTAAAGTCTTGGGCCTCATCGATAAACAAATAGTCAAGGGCAGGGGGCTCCCCCACCTGTATATACTTGTCGATCATATCAACATAGTCGTACTTGTTGACAGCCCGTTTGTACTCTTCGATCTGTTCATGCAGTTGCACCAACTTGGGATAGAACAAACTACGGTCAGCCGTCTCGTTGAACTCCGTGTCCAAGTCCACCATCCGCAACCGTGCTCGGCCCACCATCTGTAGGTACACGGCCCCCGAACCTCCAATCGAAGGCAGGGACATACCGTCCTCAAGGCTATTGGTCAGCTTGCCCTCGAAGGTCAAACCCACCATCGCCCCGATGTTGTCGTAGTCTTCTTTGTTCAGAATGTCGGTAGGCTGTAACCCCAACCCACGGAATCCAAACGAGTGACTTGTCCGCATAAACGGAAAGTCTTTCGGCTCCAGTTGGAACTCGGCACACGCCCGTGTCACCATCTCCTCGATAGCCTTACGGGTAAACGAAATCACCCCCACCCGTGACGGGTGCGCCCCTTGTGCCAGTGCCTCCTTGATCTCCTCAATCAAACGGTAGGTCTTGCCGCAACCTGGTGGACCCAGAATAAGTTTAGCCTTCGGGATCATAGTCTTTGCCTCTTGGTCTAGTGTTTACCCAGTCTTCGATCTCGGTCAAAACCCATCGGCTCGATGACCGTCTGTTGCTTTCGTCACCAAGAATAATAGGCTTGGGAAAACTGGTCGAGTTTTGCGCCAACTTGTAAACGTATGAACGCGATACCCCCAAGATATCCGCCACCTCTCCCACACGCAGCAATCTGTTAGAATGGGATGTCATTACTAATCTCCTTCGCAGGTAGTTCTATTTCCTCTTCCTCAAACGCAGGAACCCACCAACAGCGCAACGTGCTCCGTCGTTCCCCCTTGGGTCCACGCTTCCTTATATTCTGCACTCCGCTATCTCCTCCAAGATCACGGATCATCTGTGTCACCCACCCACGGCTGGTAACATTGAAGCGGCGGTTGTGCAGAAACTCCAACAGCCCCTCCAACTTGAACTTCGTAATGCCGCCATCGGTCCACGGTTTACCCATGTCCAGTTCCTCCGGTGCCATCGCCCGAATGTGGCTCGTGCAATACGTCCGCAACAGATCCTTGAACTGCCCTGCCATGGTCAGTTCCTCTGGTACGTCGATGTATGTCGCTTGGCTCATCAGCCCGTTGACCATCTGCTGCCAGCGGTTAGCCTTGGTTGTCGGCGGCATAAACATACACTGCTCCATGCATGCCCGTTGCCACAGGGTTTGGTTCTGTAGTTGCTCCGTGGACAGTTGGATCCGTGTCCCGTTTACGTCCATAAAGTACAGCCTTGGTTCCGACAGCATGATCGTCAGGCCACCAACCTGTGGCGCATCCGGTGCATCGTCACTGATACCGTGCTTCGCCAACACGCAGAGCGCCGGATCACAGTATGACTTGAACGGCTCGTCACTGCATGTATAGCTGTAATCTTTCTTCTCATGCTGTTGAATGATCGTCGATACTTCCTTCGAAGGCAGCGGTGGAGAAAACAAAGTCCGGTTGTATTCCTCTATCGCCCCGTGCCAATCATCAGGAAACTTCTTCTTGCAATACACTCCGATAAAAAACAGCAGTTTGTTTCGCGGCTCCGACTGCGGCCCGTCCGAAAAGATCTCCCGTATACACGGAGGCCCGTCAGTGAAATGCTTACGCGCTTTGGTCGTGGCCCGTACCGCTTCTAACTCAGACAGCGCAACACGGCCCTTGTCCACCGCATCCAAGAACTCGTCGAGTTCCATCGCCTCGACCTTCTCGTTGTAACAAAACCGCTGCGGTAACTCTGCATTAAAGTATGGCATGTTAATAAAGTTGCCCACGTCCCCACGCTCGGCAATGATCTTGTCCTGCTTTGGAAAGATCTCCACCCCACTGTGACCAAGCATGATCGACATCTCGGTCAGGTATTCACGGACCACGGCTGCTTGCTCAAACTCTTTGAGGAACAAATACAGGTGAGCACCACCCGACTTCGAGCGGCAATGAAACAACGGGAGCTTCAACTTGCGTATGCGCTCCTGTAATTCTTTATGGTTCAAGTCATACACATCGATGTCAATAGCCCCGAACTTGCATTCGTTGTTCTCGTTGATCGGGATAGCCCCAACCCCATGCGTACCGTCGATGTGCGCTTGAACAAGATCCTCGGTCAGAGGCTCCCGTATAATTTTGCTTTGTGATTCTGCCTTACCGTTCCGTCCTATCCGTCCAACTATCGTTGTCCCATGGGCACTCGACGCCCCAACATATGCGGCAAGCAGTCTTTTAGCTTGTGACATCTACTGCTCCAAAGTGAAAAAGGGGGAGATGTTTTGTCCCGCCATCTCCCCCGAGGCTGCTTAAAACGGAATATCGTCCGAGTTAGAAGAGGACGCTGTGGAGGAGCCCTCCTCTGGTGCAGCTTTCACTTCGCCAGCCGCTACGCTATCGCGGAACGCCTTGGCCTCAAGCATAAGATCTCGGCTCTCAAGTAGCCCGACCTTCTCTATCTGATAGTTGAACCACGACCCTTGGTCATTGCTTTCTTCTACCGTAGTAAACTTCCATTGCGTTGCAAACAATGGAGGCGTGATCATCGCGCCCGTCTTCGGATGCTTGATCTTCTGCATTGCAATCTGTGTTTTCCAACGGCGGCTCACCTTTAACTGGCTCGACTTCATGTCGATCACCACAGGTTGATACGTGCCGTCAGCTTCCACAATCAAACAGTAATGCTGGTCTGACTTAACCAACTCGTTACCGTTGGGCAACATTTCCTTTGCGCCTTGACGCTCGGTTCGTTGCAATACCGCATCGGTCGCAGGTATCTCGCCCCGAAAACCACCACCCTGATCCCGAGGTGTGAACTCCAGGTACTTGGTTGTTTGGTAGCACGGGATGACAATGATACCATCTTCCCCCGTCCAATGCTGCTTGGTCACAGTATTAAACATATCACCTTGCTCAGAGCCTTCGATGTACTCTGCCTCGCGCTTCTTCAGTTGCGGTGACATCGCTTGCAAGATCCGAACAAACGGGATCTGCATCTCGCTACTGTCATACGCCGCACCTTCGCCAGCGAACTCAAGGATATCGTCCATTACATCGGTCGATACTGCGGTTTCTTTTTTCTTAGCAACTGCGCCCATTATGCTTTCCTCCTTATTTGTGCAGCGTTGGATATGAATGCCCCGAACATGTCGAGATCAATTGGTTTGCCGTCCGTAATGCGCTCCTTCACAAACGCCTTGAGTGTGGACGGATGAACGTGGGTCTTGGTTTGTGGATCAAAACCACGCTCTTGTAGGAGCCCAACGACATCGCCTACAATATTGTCTTCCCCTTTACCAAACGAACAGGTCACATCGTTCTTGATAATGTCATCCAATCCATTGGAGCGCAGCCACGCAAAGGCTTCTTCCTTCCGTGCCGCAGGGATCGACGCACTGACAATCATCTTTCTCTCGACGGTTACCCCGTCAACATCCAGACGCTCCACCCCCATCTCGTCCATCAAGGCTGGGATGTTCTCAACCGAGAGCTTGTGCTTCTCTTGCTTCAGTGCTTTGAGGTGTTCCTCCGCGTCCTCGATCTGTTGCTCGACGTTACGGAGATTACGAACCAAAGAGCTCAGTTGCTTTCCGGTTCCTGTTTCGACGCTAGAGAGGGCGTCGGCCTCGTCAAATATGTCCTCGAATATATCGGTCATAAGTTTTTCCTCTTCAGGGTTGCTTTCTGCGGTAGCCTCGTGCTATCCGTACAGTAGACAATAGTGGAGGTATATGATGTCTGTCAACTACAAATTTAAAATAAAGCCCTTCGAACATCAGTCCACGGCCCTTGATTACGGGTGGCAGCGGACAGAGTTCGGACTGTTCATGGAAATGGGAACGGGCAAGTCCAAAGTTCTGATCGACAACATGGGTATGCTGTACCTCGCTGGGCAGATCAACTTCGCTTTGGTCATCGCACCCAAGGGCGTGTATCGCAACTGGGTCGTCAAAGAAATACCCGAACACATGTCCGATGAAGTACCACACCGAGTGATTCGATGGGTCGCATCCCCAAACAAAACACAACAGGAAGAAATGCGCTCCGTCAAGGACAAGTTCGATGGACTCACCATCTTTGTCATGAACGTCGAAGCGTTCTCTTCTTTAAAAGGTAAGCAAGGTGGGGAGTGGATGGCTCGTGCGCTTGGGCCTCATGGCCTGATCGCCATCGACGAATCAACAACTATCAAAAACCACAAGGCCAAGCGCACCAAGAACTTGATGAAAATCGCATCGGGATTCAAGTACAAAAGACTATTGACAGGCTCCCCTGTGACAAAAAGTCCGATGGATATCTATTCGCAGTGCGAGTTCCTACGACCAGGTCTTCTAGGATACGATTCCTACTACGCATTCCAAGGTCGCTACGCCATCGTACAAAAGAAAACTATGGGGCAGCATGCCTTCCAACAGATCGTCGGCTTTCGAAATCTCGACGAGCTTACCGACAAGATAGACATGTTCTCGTATCGGGTGCTCAAGAAAGACTGCCTCGATCTCCCCGACAAAATGTACACAGTGCGCTACGTTGGCCTGACCCCCGAACAACGGGACATGTACAACCAGATCCGACAGAACGCCATGGTCATGCTCGACAGCGGTGAAATGTCCACGGCCCCCGCCGTAATCACGCAGATGCTGCGCTTGCAACAGATCATGTCAGGCCATCTCAAGACTGACGACGATGAGATGCTGTACTTCCCGTCCCTCCGCATGGAGGCACTCAAAGAAATACTCGAAGAGCACAACGGCAAAGCAATCATCTGGTCACGTTTCCGATACGACATCCAACAGATCACGCGTACACTAAACGAAACTTTCGGAGACGGCTGCGCTGCATCATACTACGGCGATACATCAGACGATGTGCGCCAGTCCATTGTCCAAACATTCCAGAACCCAAAATCAAAACTGCGGTTCTTCGTAGGCAACCCCGCCACCGCAGGTTACGGGCTGACTTTGACCGAAGCCAACCTTGTGGTATACTATGCGAATGACTTCAATCTCGAAACGCGCATCCAATCAGAGGACCGCGCACACCGGATCGGACAAAAGAACAACGTGACATACGTCGATCTAATTACTGAAAGTACAATCGACGAAAAGATCGTGCAGTCTTTGAGAGACAAGATCAACATCGGAGCCAAAGTTCTAGGAGAGGAAGCAAGAGAATGGCTAAAGCTAAAACCCACGACGAAATAATCGAAGCAGTATGTGACTACAAGAAAGGGTGGACCAACCTGGACTCCGCCTCAAGGGAGCTCGGGGAACTGGCAGGGTTCACACCCGACATCGCCGCAGCGTTCCTCAAGAACATGAAGCGTAACAACGTCACGCAGATCCGAGGCTACTCAAAAGAAAAAGATTACCAGATCGCAGGCAAAAAAGGTAAACCTAATGAGGCGAAAAAATAATTATAGAAAAAAATAACCCCGCAAAAGCGGGGCTAGTTTATGAGGCAGTAAGGCCACAGGCGTGAGGTCTTACTATATCGAGCAGTTGTCTAAACTACATGAAACGTAGCCTATCATGCTGGTTCCGTTTCGGCAACAGCTTTTCGTATCAACACCGATAACTGTCGTGCCATGGATCTTTGCTCCGCATCCGCCAACTTCCGCAGCAGATCGTGATCCTCCTTCAGCAATCCCACGTTCTGAAACTGCTGCTTGTCTTTCTCTTTCATCTTCTTTCGAGCCATGATTGCCCCCAGTTGTAGTCCGTTTGTTCAAAACTTATACAGTATCTGGGGGCTAGTTGCAAGTCAGTCGTCTTCAACTCGTATGCAACGCCATGGGATCTCGTCCCGCTTGTCGGCGTAGTTAGGTATGCAGTGCGCCACAACCTCGTCGCCCTCTTCGAGCTCCATCCGATCCACAATCCGAGAGTTGAAGAACACCGCCTCACCCTCGTCGTTCACACCGAACGCGCTACCCGAGTACGTCTTGCCCTCAACCAACACGCCCATCGCTTCCGTCTTAAAATCTCGGTTCATATGTTTCTCCTTCTTTCTCTTGCTCCTTGTAATAGTTAAGCTGTCGAACTAGGGCCTCGATCCTCGGATCCTTGTGGTTCTCCCACTCGATGTCGTCGATCTGCTTTTGTGTTTTCTTTATTAGATCGCTTATCAGATCCAAGCCTGCCATCTTCTTTCTCCCATGGTGGTTGAGACAGGGATACAGTCTCTTGACCATACGCCATCTTGCGCTTGTACCCCTGCCATTCTTTCTGTGCTTCTGTCCATCGACTCATATTTTGTATCCTCTATCTCTTAGAGCCTGAACATAGTTATCTAATTCTTCCCGAGCAGCAAACAACTCACGGTGTATATTCGGACGGGCATCTTTCTTGTACCTTTCGTCCTGTAAGTTATCCACTTGCTGCTTGAGCCATTTCAATTGTGCCGCCTGAAACGTAGTCAACTGCTCGTCACCCATCAGCAACTTCCCACACACTTTCAGTTCCTGCATCCATGCCCGTGTCCCTGATCAAACCCTGCTTGTGCAAGGCAGACAGGTTCGTGCGGACAATCGTCAGCTTCAATCCCATACGATCCGCCAACTGCTTCGCGGTCCCCGCACCTCGGTCCAACTCGGCAAGGATCTCCTCCTTCCGCGTCAGCTTCTGGTTGGTCTGTCGCTTGCGCGTCAACTTATCCCACATTTTCTTGAACATCGCTCTCTCCTTTCTCTCTAAGAACTTCCGCAATCTCCTCGATTGGTGTTAAGTTTAACCCAAAATTCTCCGCACAGCCACGATATCTTCCCAACCAGGTCGCCAATGCAGTCGCGGCCTGTCGCCGCAACTCACGCTGCGAGACATCACTGTTAGGATCAAACCGCTCGTAGCCGCCGCCCTTCTTGCGTAAACTCACAGGACTTATAAACGTAGGATACTCCCTCACAGTTATACTCACCACCTGATCCTCGGGAGCCGAATCTTGAACCACGATCCTCAGACCACTCGCCATCTGACGCGCCATCTGTATGCGCCACTGTCGTGCAGCTTCTTGATCTTCCATCCCATAGAACCACTCATACGCCTCATGGTCAGGCTGTCCACCCAACCAATCCACGAACTCCGCAGGATGAAACATGTTGCGGCCCGATGCCGCTAAGTAATCGTCAATAATTCTTTGACGTTCTTTCTTTGGAAAACCAGCCATTTCTTTTCTCCTTTTCTAGCTGTTTAGTTGACCGCCATGACCGACCTTGTCGGAACCCAACCCGCCAGACCCGACCTTGACTCGACCGCCGTACCGTGACCGCAACCCGACTGACCGCAACGTGACTCATCATGCCGCGCCTCGACCGCCGTAACCCGACTGATCGCGACGGACCAAACCGCGCCACACAATGACCGCCGAACCCCGCGCTTCCACACCAGAACGTGCCCCACCTAGACCGCCTTGACCCGCCCGAACACATCTGACCCGACCAAACCCAACCGTGACATACCTCGACCGTCTGACCGTAACCAAACTGAGCGGACCATGCCTAGACCGCCGCACCGTGACCAGGCCACGCCTTAACCGAACATATCACGCCTCACCTAGAATGACCCCAACCGCCCTAACAAACCTTGACCCAACGAAACCCAACACACACCGCCGTACCCAACCTAGACCGCCCCGACTGACCTCGACATGCCAATCCCTACCGCAACTCGTCATACCTCATCTTATCATACCTCGACCGCCAAACCAAAACGGGCCATGCCTGTGCCGAACCCCGACTCACCGTGCCCTTCCAAACCGGACCGTGCCCCGACCGCCGTAACTGAACCAACCCATACCTCAACTTGTCGTAACACAACAGAACGCACCTCGACCGCCTTACCTCGCCTTAACGTAACAAACGTGGACCCGCCTGAACTTGACCGCCACACCGAAACCTACCACATCTTGCCCAGCCGAACCCTGTGAGACCCAAACGAAACGGGACCGCCAAACCAACCGAACCCCGCCCGAACGCAACTTGACCGCCTGAACATACCGCAACAGATCTAACCGGATCTCGCCCCGACCGCCTGACCACATCCGACCCGACCAAACCGAAACGAACCACGACCGCCGAACCATGACTTATCGCACCAAGTCGGACCAAACCGTCAACGCCATAACGGGACCGTCTCAACATATCTAACCTTGACCAAAATATTAGATCAGGAAACGGAGAATTATAGCTTCCCTCTAATTGCTGCGGTTAAGACACTCACAGCTTGCCGCCAACATCGGTGCATATGTGAGACACCTCTCGCCAGTTGGTCACGGCTGTAACTCTAAATGGATGGGGGCACTCGGCCCCCGATCCTTTGTCAATATTAATGCTAGTATTATTCCGCTGCAACGAGAGTAATATCTCGACGCATGCGCTCCTCTTCCATGAAGGCCATCAACTCAGCCGTCTGATCATCCGCATACTCTGGATTATCCAACGCCTCCTGCTGAACATCTCGACCCTCCAACATCAACTCATCCCACTCCGCTTGGAACGAACCCATGCTGTCCTCCGTCAATACTTGGAACGTGCCAAACGATCCTCGGCCCTTCTCCTGTCGG